CTCATACTTATCTGCGGCCTCTGTTTTAAAGGTTTCAAGTAGTTCTGCCAATGATACATCGGCAGGGACAGGGGCCAGAACTGTTGAATTGTTTGGCTTGGATGGTGACTACAATGAAATCAATGAGGTGGTTACCTTAAACGGACAAACTGCGGTAAATACCACACAGTCTTATCTTCGCATAAATCGGATGATTGTGCGATCCGCAGGTTCTGGCGGTTACAATGCTGGTGTAATATATGCGGGAACGGGAACTGTGACTACGGGTGTTCCTGCAAACATTTACGCCACGATTAACGGTGACGGTACAAACCAGACTTTGATGGCGTTGTGGACTGTACCCGCAGGCTATACGGCTTATCTGATGCAATACGACGTTTCTAACGGTACGACATCTAATACACCTGCCGTGTGTAAAATGACATTGGTAGCTAGACCGTTTGGAGAGGTGTTTCAGAGTAAAGATGTTAAGTCTCTTACAACGGGGATGCACATCGAAAACACCTTGGTTGTTCCAGTAAAATTTGCAGAAAAAACGGACATAGAAGTACGAGCGGTGTCGTCTTCAGCAAGTGTTACCTTTGACATATCTGCGGCTTTTGAGATCATCTACATTAAAAATGGGGATACCCTTTAATGGCTGCCAAAAAGGAGAAACCCATACGTCGTACCACCTCTGGCAAAGGGGCTAATTACCGAAAGACGAAGTCTGGCGCGGGTATGACGGAAAAGGGGGTAAAGGAGTATCGCAAGAAAAACCCGGGTTCAAAATTACAGACGGCTGTTACGGGTAAGGTTAAAAAAGGTAGCAAGGACGCGAAGCGTCGTAAATCGTACTGCGCACGTTCTGCGGGACAGATGAAAAAGTTTCCAAAAGCGGCGAAAGACCCTAATTCACGCCTAAGACAAGCAAGGAAAAGATGGAAGTGCTGATGGCTGACAAAAGTGTTCACGATTTGGAGTTGGAATTGGTAAAGTTTCAGACTCAACAGGATCATCTTGTGAAAAGCGTTGATACGCTTCAAAAAGACATGAAAGAAGTAAAAGTTACTTTGTTTCAGGCAAAGTGGATGATTGTGGGTGCTTTGGTCGTGGCTGGTTTGATGAATAGTGAAACTTTAATGGAAGCAATTATAGGTTTGGCAAGATAATGGCTTATTCACGCAAAGGTAAAGGCGCGTCCAAGAAAAGTAAGGGCAGCAAGATTTGTCCCGCCGGAAAAGCTTGGGCCGAGCGTACCTTTGACACGTATCCGTCTGCTTATGCCAACATGGCGGCCTCTAAATACTGCAAGGACCCTAACTACGCGAAGGGTGCAAAGGGGAAGAAAAGTGGGCGAGCTTAAAAAATGGCGGGACCAAGACTGGGTAAGGATAGGAACCGATGGTAAAATTAAAGGTAAGTGCGGCACTTCAAAGGATAAAAAGAATCCTGACAGATGCCTTCCAAGGTCTAAAGCGAGTAGTCTTTCCAAGTCCGAAAGAGCCGCCACAGCCCGTAAAAAGAAGCGCGAAGGCGCAAAAGGCAAAACCTTCGTCAAAAACACCAAAGCCGCGGAAGTCCAATTCAAAGCCCTCGGCGGCGCAATCGAAAAGCAAAAAGCCAAGAGGCCGACCCCGAAAGCAAACGCCCAAGGGGTCGTAGCAAGAGGTTGCGGCAAGGTTTTGTCAGGTCGGCGTAAGCGTACAAAGGGTTCTGTAAGCTAATGGGTGCAGTTGCGTATAAACCAGATTTAGAGAAAGACATATACGCAGAAATTCTTGCGTGGTCTGAGCATACTTTGCAAAAGCCTAATCCGTATTTTAACAATTTGCCGCCATGTCCTTATGCCAAAAAAGCGTGGGCAGAGGGCAATGTTGCGGTTTTGTACAAGTATGAAAACAATTTTCAGACCGTGTACAGCACGGTTTCGCAGTTTGATGATGTCTTTGATCTCGTTATTGTGGTTGATTTAGCTTACAAAAAAGACCCTGATGCGTTTCACGATTACCTAGAGCAGATGAATGAGGCGATATCTCGCGGGTTCTTTATTGATCGTGATGTTTGGCTCATGGGTTTTCATCCTCACGACGATGAAAACGATTATTTAGACGAAGCGACTTTTGAGCAGCTTGTTTCGGACGAGTATGCTATGATTTTTATACAACGGCTGTCTAAGGTGTATAAGTCTTCGCAACAACTCAAAGCCTTGGGATATTACGAAGAATATGCTAAAGATTATGATGTAGAGACAATCTTTGCACAACGTGAAACGCTATATAGGAGACTGATCGATGGCGATGAAACCTAAGAAAAAGATGCGTGGCGGACCCATGAAGAAAATGCGCGGTGGCGGCATGGTTAAAAAGATGCGCGGCGGCGGTATGTTGAAGAAAATGCGTTCTGGTGGCGCGGTAAAGAAAAAGAAGTAAGCGATGACAACTTCTGGAAGCAAAGATTTTGAACTTGATGTAGCGGAGTACATTGAAGAGGCTTTTGAGCGTTGTGGCTTGGAAGTTCGTACAGGGTATGACCTGAAGACTGCAAAGCGTTCAATGAATCTGATGCTTGCAGAATGGGCCAACCGGGGACTAAATCAGTGGACAATCAAGCAGCGCACGGTCACTCTTACTCAGGGTGATGGTGACTATGACGTTGGCGCAGACGTGATTGACATCCTATCTGTCGTTGTTCGTAGAAGTAATACGGATTATGCACTGGATCGGATCAGTCGGGATTCGTTCTTATCTATACCCAACAAAACCACGCAGGGTCGCCCTTCTCAGTTTTTCTTGGATCGTCAGATCACACCCAATCTGAAAGTATGGCCTGTTCCTGAAAACAGTACGGACGTGATTTATTACGATGCTTTGACTCGTATGGACGACGCGGACGCACAGACCAATACGTTGGATATGCCTTTTAGGTTTTATCCCTGCTTGGCAGCGGGCTTGGCGTATTACATTGCTATGAAACGTGCGCCACAACGCATACAGCTTTTGAAGGCTGTTTACGAAGAAGAGTTTGAACGTGCGATGGCGGAAGACCGTGATCGTGCATCATTTAACGTCGTACCACAATACGAATACTTTAGGACAACCTGATGCCGAAGTTTGCGACTGGTAAACACGCTTTTGCGATTTCTGACCGTTCCGGTTTTCGGTATCGGTATAAAGACATGCGTAAAGAGTGGACCGGGGCTTTAGTTGGGCGTGATGAATACGAGCCAAAGCAGCCTCAGTTGGGGCCGTTTCGTAAGGTTATAGACGCGCAGGCTTTGAAGGATGCTAGACCGGATGTTAAAGCCACGATGACCGTTTATGTAGGTATTCCGTTAGTAGAAGCTCCAAATTTAAGACCACCGCAAGGCTTTGGCCAAGTAGGTGGAGTTACGGTGGTGACATCATGAGTTTTACATATGCCCAGTTAAAGCAAGCGATACAGGATTATACTGAAAACGACGAAACAACGTTTGTTAATAACCTGCCCCTATTTATTCGCCTGTCTGAAGAGCGCATTTTAAAGAATGTGCAGTTAAGTCTGTTTAGGAAAAACGCTACGGCTACTACTACTGGAAGCAATCAGTATTTAGCGTGTCCAAGTGATTTTTTGGCACCGTTTTCGTTGAGTCTTGCGGGTGCGGATGGGGATAAGTTCTTTGTTGAGTTTAAAGACCCCAGTTTCTTACAAAGTTATACACCGGATGCAACAACGGAAGGTGCGCCGCGATATTATTCTGTGTTTGATGTGGACAACTTTTTGTTGGCACCAACGCCTGATACCACATACACAGCCGAGCTTCATTATTTCTACCGTCCGTTAAGTCTTACAGCGGGTTCGGAAAGCGGCACTACTTGGTTGAGTGAAAATGCAGAGTTAACGCTTATGTATGGTGCATTAGTTGAAGCTTATCTCTTTATGAAGGGTGAGCAGGATATGATGCAGTATTACGACAAGCGTTTCCAAGAAAGCATGATACCGCTCAAGATGCTAGGCGAAGCCAAAGAAACAACAGATGAATACCGCACTGGTAAAGTTATAAGGGCGAAGCAATAATGTTTAAGATAGATGTAAGTGTTCCACAAAACGAATCTATCGTAGGCGTTCGCACTACAGAGAATCGTGGATTTTCACCAGAAGAACTTGCGGAACAGTGTGTTCAGAAGGTGATTTCGGTTTCCGACAGTGCCCATCCGGGTATACGGGACCAAGCCCGTGCTTTTTCAAAGCACATCGAAACGCTTGTTGCATATTATATGCGTCAAGCTATTAGCAGTGACCGCACAACTGTGTATAATGCACTTAAAGACGCGGGACACCCCGACTTGGCTGAACTCATAAGGAGACTGTAACATGGCTTTCAGCGGCAACTACATGTGTACTTCCTTCAAGCAGGAATTGCTGACAGGAAGTCATAACTTTACAAACTCAACAGGTGATACGTTCAAATTAGCGTTGTATACAAACTCTGCAACATTTGATGCGTCTACCACAGACTATACTGCAACAAACGAAGTAGGTGATTCTGGTTCGTATGCAGCGGGTGGTGGTACGTTGACAAATGTAACTCCGACAACTTCTGGTACAACTGCGTTTACAGACTTTGCGGACTTGACGTTTACGTCAGCGACAATCACTGCGCGTGGGGCGTTGATCTACAACACCACAACGGGTGCTGGTACAGGCACAACTGATACAGTTGTTGTACTAGACTTTGGTTCTGACAAGTCTTCTACAGCGGGTGACTTCCAGATCGTATTCCCAACGGCTGACGCATCTAACGCGATTATCCGTATCGCATAAGGGGCTACCCTATGGCGAACATCACTGGTTGGGGCCGTGGAGAATGGGGAGAGGGTGCTTGGAATGAAGCAGTCCCTGTTCGCGCGGGTCATTCCCTCAACGGGTGGGGTGAGCTTACATGGGGTGAAACCGCTTGGGGCGGTGAAAAGTCTGAAATAGATGCGCTTCAAGGTCAGGTTGGCGTTGCCGTTGTTCGTGAGAACGTAGCGGTTAATGTCACAGGTCTTGAGGCTACAACAGCGATAGGCTCCGTCACTGTTACAGGTGATGGTGTCATTATACCTGATGGTTTGGCGGGTACTGGTACTGTTGGCGATGTAACGCTACGCACTGACCAGAATATTCCGCAGACAGGACTAGAAGCAACAATGGCGGTTGGTTCCGTCACTGTTGTTGAGGGCACGGGTATAACCGTGCCGATTACAGCGTCCCTCGTTGGTACAACAGCGATCAACGGTGTCAGCGTTGTAATTAATGCCTATGCGCCTGCTACTGGATTAGAAGCAGACGGTGGCGTGGGCAGCGTAACCATCAATGCAGGTACTGGTATTGATGTGAACGTGACGGGGGTAGAGACAACTCCTGCGATTGGTGATGTCAGCATAATTGGTGACGCACCGAATATCGAAGTAACGGGTGTTGCAGCGACAGGCGAAGTAGGCACTGTTGAACTGAGAACATTCCAGCGTGTTCCTGTAAACAACATTGGAATACTCGCAACCGCAGAGGTAGGCTCGGCAGAGGCTATTCTGAGTGTGAGGATTGCAGTTACAGGGCTTTCCTCTAGCGCAAGTGTAGGTTCTGTGCTAGTTTATGACCAGATAATTCCTGATCCGGGCACGACTTGGACGGGTGTAACGCCTTCACCGGGCAGCACTTGGACAGAAGAGGAACCTGCGCCTGAAACAA